TTGCGTAATTGATTTGCTCATCATTGTCATTTTCACCTTGAAATTTAATTTGACCAAGATAATCAGCATCAGCTGGAGAAGAACTATTTCTGTATAGATTTATTATTGGACCTGCAGAACTACCAGTATCAGTACTAGTAACAGTGGTAACACCTGCTATTGCTAAATTTGTTAATTCTACTGACGGAGATCCACTAAGACCAGCAGCAGTTCCAGATGTATTTTGATTACCTGTTTGATTAACACCTGGTAAATTTATCGAAGCACTTCCATTGAATGATACCCCACCTATGTCTCTTGCAGTTTCTAGTATAGTAGCAGTAGCAGCATTACCAGTACAAGATCCAGATGAACCTGATGTATTACCAGTTACATTACCAGTTAAAGCTCCCTTAAATGTAGTAGCAGTAACAATGCCAGCAATGGATGCAGCTGCACCAACTATATTAGTTAATTCTACAGATGGAGAACCAGTAAGACCAGCAGAAGTTCCAGATGTATTTTGATTACCAGATGCATTAACACCTGGTAGAGTTATATCTCCAGTACCATCAAAATTCACTCCTCCAATTGCTCTTGCAGTTTCTAATGCAGTAGCGGTTGCAGCATTACCTGAACAAGACCCTGATGAACCAGATGCATTACCAGTTACATTGCCAATTAAAGCACCCTTAAATGTAGTAGCAGTTACTATACCAACAATAGATGCAGCAACACCAACTACATTGGTTAATTCAACAGATGGAGAACCACTAAGACCAGCTGCAGTTCCAGATGTATTTTGATTACCAGAAGCATTTACACCTGGTAGAGTTATATCTCCAGTACCATTGAAAGATACTCCACCAATATTTCTGGCAGTTTCTAATGCAGTTGCTGTATCTGCATTACCAGTTACATCACCCGTTACATCTCCAACTAAGTCTCCTTTAAATCCACCACTTGCAGTAGTAACACCTGTAATATTAACGTTACTTAAGAATGTTGCAGGAGTCGCTGTTTGAATATTATCTGTAGATGCAACACCAGTTAATCCAGTTCCATCTCCAGTAAATGATGTAGCAGTAACAATTCCTGAGAATGTAGCATTACCATTAGCAGATATAGTGGCAGCAGATCCAACTCTAAGACCATCAGTAAGAGTTGCAATACCAGATGCTATATTCAAGCCTAAGGTTGTAATCTGTATACCCTTAGTTGCAGTAACAATACCTGTTGAGTATATGTCTGTTACATTATCATAATTTAAATTAGTTGCAGTTAAAATACCACTAAAGTATCCACTAGTAGCAGTAATAACTCCAACACTCATTCCTTTGGTAGTTTCACTACCGTTTCCTAATATATCATCTAAGGTTGAAGAAGTCTCTCCACCTCCACCAGATAATGCAGTACTCGCAATACCAACCCAACCATCTCCATTGTAAATTAATAACTTATTAGTTCCTGCACTTTCATCAAAAGTTACATCATCAAGATCCTTAATAAATCCTGCACCACCGCCACCAATAGTAGCAAGTTGAGTCTGGATTCTATTAATGAATATTCTATAATGTGATTGTAACTGGTCAAGAGTTACAAAGTTTTGATCAAGTTGAGTTAATGGATCTGTTGTATTATTTGAAGGTTTTCCTGGTATGGTAGGATTATCAATATAACCTTTTGCATTTTCAGCATAAGCTTGTGTATAAGGAATATCTTCAGTTAAAACTGTTTTCTCATTAAACTTTTCAAAGACCTCTTCAATATGAGTAATCTTATCAGTTAGTTCTTTATTCTTTTCTTCAATCTCATCAAGTCTTAATCTATCTACAACATCTTGAAATTCATTCCTAAGACCATCAATATGCTTTTCATTTACAGTAAAATCTACTTTAAGATCTTTTAATTTTTCAGATAAATTCTTTTCAAATTCATCAACTTCAACCTTAAAATCTTCATAGTACTTAGAAGTTCCAGTATCTAAATTCTCCTGTAATTCGCATATATCATCGGTAAGTGATGATTCTAATTTATTGATTTTTATAGAAAATCTATCTATAGAATTTTCAAAACTTTCTAACTTTTCACTCTCATGAATTTCTCTTTTCTTAAAATCTTTATATAAAGAATCATATGTATTGGAAATAGTTGATACTTCTTCTTTAGATTCAGAAATAGCCTTATGAAGATCACTTATCTTTTGATCAACAAGCGTGTCAATATCATCAGACTTTTGATCAACATCCTTTGATAATGAATTTATTTTATTAGTTAAAGATTGAATTCTTTCAATAACTTGTTTTTCTAAAGTCTTGACATCCTCTTCAGATTTTATCTTTGACTCTAAAAGTAAACTACTATATTTTGGAACTTCTTTATCAACAAATTCTTTTACTGTAGAATTTAATTCATCTATTCTTTCCTTATAAGTCTCATTGACATAAGTGATCTTCTCATCAAATATATTCTTTGCCTCTTTAATTTTTTTATCTGTTCTTATCTCAGTTTCTGCAAAGAACTTCTTATACTCTGGAAGATCTTTTTCTAATATAGAATCTATTCTACTATCAACAACTTTAACTTCATCCTTTATTGAAGAAAGTTGATTCTCATTAATACCTTCTATACTCTCAGCAATGGAAGCAATATTAGAAGAAACTTCCTCATTAAAATCTTCAACTCTGGAATTTACATTCTCTTTGAAATTTGAAAATCTCTGATCAACTCTTGTTTCAGATTCAGTAACTAATTTTTTGTATTGTGGTGCATCTACCTTTAAGAAATTATTTACTAGCTTTGATAAATCAGAAACTTCCTTGCTTATATTAGAAACTGCTTCCTTATTAATAGTAGTTGCTTTCTTTTCAATTTTAGTTATAGATTCTTCTACAAAATATAGATGTGCCATCATAGCATCATCTAATTCTTCTTTCTTAATTAAATTCTGAATATCCTGCTTTACATTTACAATCTCTTCGGATAACTTATCTACCTTATCTACATTATCCTTGAATCCATCAAAAGTATCTGAGAAATCTGTTAATGATTGTATATGATTTAAATTTGATCTAAATGCAGTAAATGCTTCTGAAACTCTCTCAATTTTTTCTGGGTTAGCAACATCCATCTCCCCCTTGATAGAATCAAGGGAAGTTTCTTCCTTCTTAAAAAAATCTGATGGTTTCTTGAGTGGCACTTATAGACTCTCCATTATAATTATATTTATTTCTTATCTTTAGAGTCACTTTGAGCTTTAATCAATTTTGAAAGATCTGCAGTAGATCCCACGAATAAAGCATTAGTGACATTAGTAGGCCCTTTAGACGCAACTTCTTCATTAACATCTTTTAGTTTCTTTTGAAGATCCATTAACTTGTCAGTGGCATCAGAAACACTCTTAATTAATTGTCCAGCAACTTCGTATGCTCTTGGCATTTCACTATCTTGAGCAAGTTCAAGAATTCCATTAATTGCTTCTTGCCCTTTCTCAATGATGGAGTATAAATTACCTCTTGTATATTCATAATCTTTAGTTACATCATCAGCAATATTAGAAAGTTGACTCTTTCTAGTAGCACACCCTCCTTCAGGAGTAGTGCTCACTTCAGGAACAATACTCGATTCTATATTGAATGTATCATCTAATTTACTCATTTTCATCACCCAACCCCAGATGCATAGGAACCATCAAATCCAAAGTCATCACCAAATTCAATCAAATCACTATCCTCACCAAGACCAGATGCTGCAGTATCATAATCAATACTCTTAACTTCTGCTCCTGTTAAATGTGATACTATAGTTGTGTTATCAGAACCTCTTTCTACGGTAATCACATCACCACTCTTCGCAGTTACATACATTTCTTCACCATCAATCTCAATATACTTCTTGAGTACTATAGCACTTCCACCACCAGATGTAAGGTTAATAGTTGTTTGAGTTAAATCAACATCAGCAGCTAAGTTACTAATAACTTCTCCTTTATAACTCTTAACTGCTCTTGGTGTAACAGAGTAAGTAACATCTCTTTCAACACTCTTGGATCCACCAGAAAGATAATTGATAGATGTCTTCTTGATGATATCGGAAGTAGCAGTAGAAACTGGACCAAAGAGGTATGTCTTAGCACTGAATCTTAAAGTATAAAGTAAGACTCTACGAGAAGTGAAGTCACCTTCATACTGATCATCCATAGTAACACTTTCCAATACAACTGGAATATCTCTTTTCTCTTTAATACTTTCTACAAGTTTAACAGATAAATTATATGCTGGTTGAAAATATGGAAGTATCTGTTCTACAATTTGAAGGGCATCATCATTTAACTTACACATAATGCTAAGTTCAAATTGCATACTGTAAGGAACAGGCATATATGCTTTCTTAACTATCTTACCATCAGTTGGATCTTTGACAGTAAATTGTTGAGTAGTAGTTACTTTTCTTGAAGAATCATAAGTAAGTCCTGTAAATTCAAAGGACATTCTTGGCAAAGTAATTGCCGTTGGTTTATTTAAATCGGGGGATTGCTCAATTCTTGCAAGAAATTTCTGAGTAGGTCCATAGGCCAAAGGAACCCTAGTAACAGAACCTTCTTGTTGGATTTCCATCCCATTAAAAAGAGTTCCGAAAGCAATAATTGTTTTCCTGAAGATCTCGTTATAAAAATATTCAAACATAGTAATAGACCTGGTATATTATTTAGGGTTGTCCGAATGGGTTCTGTTCAGTAAAGTCCAAAATGTCGTCTGCAGCAGTCTCTATATCGAAATTATCTGCATATTCTTCATTATCTGGTACAGTATCTATAATTCTTATATCACGAGTGGCACCTGATACTGATCCTGTTAGAGTCTCTCCAAGAGTAAATGTTCCATCAACTGAAGCAAGTTCGAGTATATTTGTATTACCATCCCATGTCCTTACCCGTGCAGTAGTTCCACTAGTTCCACCAGTAACTATCTCATTGAAACTAAAGTTACCAGTACTTGAAGTTCCTGGAGCAGCAATACTAATTGTAGGTGCTACAGTGTAACCAGCACCAGCATTAGTAATATGTATAGCAGAGATTGTTCCTGCAGCACTTACAACAGCAGTTGCAGCAGCACCTGTAGTAGATACACCAGTAAATGATATTGTTGGTGATGTGGTATATCCAGAACCACCAGATGTCATTGTAATTATACCAATAGTTCCATGCTCTGCTTTAGATGTTGCAGCAGCAGATACACAAACACCATCTCCACCACCAGTAAATGTAATTCCTGGCCCAGCAGTATATCCATAACCTGGATTGACCAAACGAACATCTTGAACAACTTGTGCCTTTGGATTAGCACTATCAGTACATACAACAATTCCACCAAGCATATGTGCCGTTGCTATACCAGTTAGTCCTCCAGCAGGTGCAGATCCAATTCCAATAGAAGGTGCATAAATGTATCCACCACCTCTATTCTGTATATGAATCCATTGAATACCACCTTGAACTACCCCAGTTTCAGCAGTTGCTTGAACAGCATCTCCAACCATTGTAAGAGTAATGGTTGTACCCTGAATAGTATTAATACCATCATCAGTACTTCCATCAGCATCATCACCAACTAGGTTATCATCAATATCATCAATTCCAGTATCAATAACCTCATCCTCGTAACGGAAGAGTTCACAAGTAAGTTCATAAGTATATAAATCTTGGAGTTGATAATATGGTTTTGCATACTCAATATCCTTAATCTCGTATACACGATCATCAAGAGGGAACCATATCAAGTCACCAGATTTAGGTCTATTTGATAGTTTAATATTAGCTTGATCTTCTATTAAAGGTGTAATATAAGTTTCAAATCTTTCTCTTGATATAACTAACCTAACCTCATCCTGAGATTGAATACCAAATTTTGATAGAATATTTCCTGCACCAGAATACTGATCGTAGTTATCTACGTATGCTTCTAATGGTAATGCTAGATCAAATTTAGATTGAACAACTTCTCTAATTACTGATTTCTCAGTAGCAAACTTTCTTGGTAGATAAAATATCTCAACACCATAAGTTCTTAGCTGTTCGTTTATTAAATCTTGAACTAGATTTTGTTCAGAACTAGTGCCTTGAGTGAAATAGGGATTAAGTACCATAACATTACCCTATCATATCTAATGGTGGAAGTTCATAAGTATCAGACATTTGTTCTCTAATTATTTCCAAATCTTTTTCTGCATCATCATAAATTTGTCTACCATTTAATTCAATTCCACCTGGTAGTTTTACTCCTTGGAATTTAATTAAATTTTGACCCCACTGTCTCTTCATAAGAGCAGTAAGATATTTCTTTAAAAAAGAATCATTCCAAACCTTAGAGTAATCACTTGGGTCTAAAGTTGAGAAACAATCGATTATAATATAATCATCCTTACTTACAGTATTCCAATCAATATCCAAATATAATCTTTCCTGTCTCTTATTAAATCTTATTTGTTTTTGAGTTGTTAATAGAAAATTTATATCCTCAAGATATGTTTTAGTCATTGCATAACTAAGAAGTTCTACAGCACCCCAATAGTAAATATCATTTAAGAATAACTGATATTTTACACTAAACATATTATTTGTGATGGCATTAGATCCATCAAAATGGAATATCTTAGTAACTCCAATAATATTATTTGGTACTTTCAAATAATTACCATTCTCATTCCACGTAAATGTTTGAGTTGAACCATCAAAATCTTGAGTAGCAGTACTTGTTGTTATACCTACAGCATCTGCTTTACCTGGTTGAGATGTTCCTCTATCAATATCATCCTGTGTAAGTTTGTATTTAAAAAGTGCAGGATAAACACCATCAAAATGTCTTTCCTGAAAAAACTGAACAGCATCATCCACCAGATCTTCTACCTGCTCATCAGCTATGTTAATCTCCAATACTGGAGCACCTAACTGCCTTTTACAGTAATCTACAAGTTCTGTTCGACTGGATGGTTGAGCCATTTACGTATTATTCTCCTAAAATATTTATAGTGCAGATGAGATGCCAGGTCTCACATAGATCATTCCATCAACAATTCTGTAGATGGTTGCTCCAGAACTAACCAGAACATCATACATATATCTTCCCTGACTCAAACTTCTTGTATCAGTTGACCCTAATGAAATTGTAAATCCATAACCAACAGAAGCAGTGGTATCAATACCAACTGAAAAAGTAGCATCAGCAGTAGTACCAGATCCAATCGAGATGCTTTTCCTCATCTGAGAAGATCCTGTCCATCCACTTGTAGTATTAACTCCAAGAGAATTTGTGGTAGAAAAGTTATATCCTGTATTTGAAGTATTAACTACTTCAAAAGTTGCATTGAAATCAGCACCCGTATTAAGGGTTAGATTTACTGGAAAAGCAACTCCAGCATCAGGATCAAAAATAACTTTATTATTTGCCATTGACTAACTCTTTAAGTAAAGATTTGATTTCATTAATTTCACCTTTAAGATCACTAAGATCCTGTTCCATAGTATCAACCCTTTCATGCTCACTTCTTTTTTGCTTACGACGAGCCAAATACTGATCATAATCAGATTGACTCGTATTAATAATACAATTTGTAGAAGGATCTCTAACTAAATTGCTATGATCCTTTACTCTAACATGACCTTTATTCATATTAAGCAAGAGCAATGACTCTTAGTTCCTTAACTCTAGGCACATATGCCTGATTAGATGAAGTTAGATCTAACTTAATTCTAAATGACTTAAAGGATGGTAAATCATTAGCACTAAATGTAAACTCCCTATAAACTAAGTCTTTAGATAAGAATCCGCCAATATCAGAATTAGGTACTTTAGAGTCAGGTCTTCCACTACTATCACTAAGAGCAATTATTTGACCACGATCATTCAAGTTATCATATCCAGGGAATGGTGTAAATATTGGTTCAAAGTTTTCTGTTTCACTAATAGCATAGAATGCTCTTAGATCTGAGAATTCATTAACATGTGCGGAAAGAATAATCTTAATTGATGTAGCAGAATTTTCTAAAGTATTTTCTTTAGAAATATATTGACATGCTGTAGGATCCCAATTAAGTTGATTAACTCTCTTATCTGTTAGATAATTCTTAACAGGAGTGTTAATTCTATTAGTAGTCAAAACAGCAGACATTCTTTGTCCATCAATAACAGGTGTTAAACGTGAATCAGATGTTTGTAATGTCAATTCCATAGCAAATGACCTATTACCAATCAAATCTGTCATTCCAGGTTGTTTTGTTTCATTAATCCTAGAAGCAATAATTCTAGGTGAATCAAGATAATTAGTCTTATTCAATGTAACAGATTCATCTCCTTGATTAATAAAGGATAAGTCTGTTCCTGTTCCAGCCCCATCATTAACACTAGTTCCAGAAGTTGATCTTATGGATGCACTAATATTAGTTCCAGGAACTGTAACATTCTGAATCATTGGTGATATAATTTCATACTGCATATTTTGAGTAGCATGAATATTTGCACCACCAGTAGTTTTGGAACTATCAATGTATAGTTTACGGAAACTTTCAGAAGTACTTCTACCAATTCCCCCAACTGGACCCATATCCAATTTAACATTATATGAATCGAATGTAATATTCTCCTTCATAGCATTAACTGGTGTTGCAACATCATTTAAATGATGATCCTTATTGATCCTTCTAAGAGATATTCCACCAAGTTCATACTTAGTAATAGGAGTCCCTACAGGATATTCTCTTGCATTAGATCCTCTAGTGATTCCACTAAGAGTTCCACTTGCAGCACTTGTATAAGTAAGAATCTCATCACCAATTTTTGCATATCCTGGATTGGATGATGCAACAGAAACATTCTCAAATAATCCAAAGGATGAAGTCTGAGCAACTGAAATTGCAGTTGTCGCATCGGCAGCATATGCCACCGTCAATGTTGTTGGAACTTGATCTGGTTCTACATTACTTAATGTAACCCAGTTTTGCTCATGATGCATACCATGATTTCTATGATCAACAACGAAATGTAATCCATCACTGACTTCTTCAATTGTTCTTGCTTTAGTGCTACCACCATTCATAGTAGTTCCAACACCAACAGCAATATCATAGAAGAGATCACTTGTTAGATCAAAATCACCTTGAACTTGATCTAATATCAACTGATCTGTTCCTCCAATAGAAGTTACAGATAATCTACAATTACGTCCAGTAGCAAATGTGCTTATTCCGACAACATCACCAACTCGATAACCACTTCCTGAATGAGCAACGGTAGCAGCAACTGCAACACCATTAGCCACATGAAGATCGACTGTCATATCACGACCAAATCCACTTATATTAGTAACTGCAATTCCAGTAAATCCATTACTACCTGATGCAGGAGTATAACCTATACCAGCATTAACAATACCCATTGCACCAGTAGCAATACCAGCAAAGGCAGTTAATTTTCCAGTAGCAGTTCTATAAGCATCCTTATTAGAAGAACCTGTCTGATATACTTCCATACCAGGTTTTAAGGTATCTAAGGTGGGAGTAACTGCTCCTTTAGAAAGGAATGTTGTTAATCCAACTCTCAATTCTTTTGAAACTAAATTAATAGAATCTGGCATTAATTTTGGAACTTGCCCATTACCCTGAGTTAATATTGGGTTATAAACGTTTACAGTTCCCTCAGTCTCAAATTCACATCTATTCAATCTAAATTTAAGATCTTCCCACTGACTTGGTTCCCAAGTTTGTGCGTTCTGAGATTTAAATAATGATCCAAGGAATGGTTGTTGTGAAACAGCTTCATCTGTTATAAGATCATTTTCTCCAACTCTAGATGTAAATACTCTATACTTAGTTGATTGTGATTGAAGAACAACACAATAAGTACCTGTAGCCTCCAGATAAACTGGTGCTTCAAAATGGAATCTAGTAGGTGCAGAAGCATCATCTGAGACGGGAATCTCACCTGGTTGTTTTGATACTAGTGAAAGAGGTATAATTTGTTCTGTAGGATATCCATTACTCATAGGTCTTAAATGACAGAAGCAAGGAATATCCTCATCATCTACTTCAGAGAACCAAATATCCACACTACTCATAAACACACCAGTTGCATCACCCACATAGAATGATTGTGCAAGAGGGTCATCATCACTCCAGTTCCAAGTCGGTACTGGAACAAAAACCTCAACAGGGACAGGAACTGGTATTGGGTTAGGAACTGGTACAGGCCTATCAACAGGGTTAGGTACTGGGTTCGGAACCGCAACTTCTTCAATAATTGTTATTGTATTATCAATAGTGATAATTTCTGGGGGTGGAATTGGGGGTGGAGGATCAGGTGGTGGTGGAACCGTTACAGATCCTACATCTTCTGTAGTTACATCCACACCAACTTGTTCAACAGTTTCGTCACTTCCAATAAATCTAAATTCATCTTGAGTATCTGTTGCAAATCTACCACTAACTCTTGCATTACGAACAGATATAATTTCTTCCTGAACAGTTTCAAGAGTTCCACTTGATTCAAATGTTTCTTGAGCACTTGTTCTTGAATTTACTCTATTATTTTCAGTATTATCAATCAATCTAAAGGTCTTTCTACCAGTTTCCCATTTTGCATTAGCAGTAAAATTGGGAGATGGAATATAGAAACTACCATGAACTCTGGAATCTGATCCAGCAACTAACCTAAGACTAGCAACCTTTGCAATAGCACCACTTGAATCACCTACTAGAGTCATTCCTTCCTCAACCCATCCAAAGAAATCTCCTTGTGCTTGTTGTGCTAATGATAAAGTATCAACGTTAAGAATAGTAGTTGTTGATGAATATGTTGATGGAAGTTGATTTCTAGTTACTTCAAGAGCTTCATTTGCACTACCAATAAAGTCAGCAACTACATCAGCTTCAACTATCGTATTTTCTGCTGTATATGGGTTAAATACGAATGTTTTTGTTGGTGCATTAAATGGACCTTCTCTATGATTAGGTGCTGCTGCCCTGAATATAATATGTGGAGTTGATTCTTCAGATCCTACTTGACCAAAACCAGTAGCTGCTGTAACTGATCTAATTGTCTCACCAACTTCAAAGGATCCAGACTCCATAGTAACTTCTAGAAGTTTAGGAACACAATATCTGGTTACATTAACACCATCAAAGAATGCATACATTCTTGTAAGTGGTTTCAATCCAGAAGTAACAAATTGAATATTACGAGAACGCATAAAGGATATGAGATCTCTACTTATAACCTTATCACCTTGAGAAGTTCTATCAAATTGCTCTTCAATAAACAGTTGAGTTCCCTGTCTAGTAGATGTACCAGTTTCAAAAGTCTCAATCCAAGTATCTTGGAAAGTAGTTGTTTCAATATCTTGAGTAAATGTAGTTGTTCTACCAGATTGTGATGTATTTGCAGTTACATTAGTAATCTCAGTTCTTGTCTCTGATCTTTCTACAATATCAACTCCAGTCCACTGTGTTTCCCATGACTGCCATAGAACTGGTGTAAGACCTGTTTGAGGATCAAATCCACCAAATATTCCAGATGCCATAGCAATAGTTTCAGCAAAATTACCTTCTTGTTCTATAATTTTTGCTTCTACTCTTGCAGTATCTACCCAGGTATCTGATGCAGGAGTTAGATCAATAGTTCCAGTCCAGTAATTAACTAAGAATGGAGTCACACTCTCAGTCCTAGTTCCGAACATCTGGCTTACATACTCAACCTCTCTATAATTAAGAGTAACGATATCACTATTTTTCTTAATATTGACTCCTTCAACTAAAGTATCATCTTCATTTGGATTATCAACTGGACCAAACATTAGATCGATAGAATTTGTATAATGCTTAGATCTTAGTTCTTTATTAGGAACATCAACACTATTTTTTACTTCTACTCTATTCTCTTGTGGTTGTAATGATGTAAAATTATCAACAAAGAATCCAGACTTGAATCTATTCAAACCATCAGCATCTGGTACAAATAAACTTGAAGTTGCTGTTTCTAATAATGATAATGAAGTATAATACTCAAGATTCTTGATTCTATCTTCAAGAGTCTTAATATCAGCCATCCTATATCTCTTATGATTCAAGAATGATAATGATACATCCGATTCATTAAAAATATATGGTGGTAATTTGGCAGATGCAATTTCTAATGCATCATCAATAGGAATTGGTTTTTGTGGATTTTCAGATGGAAGTCCATATTGAACCTTAAGTAATCCAACTTTAGTTAAATATATTCTATCAATTCTTCCAACATAGAATTGAATATCTGCATTAAATGATTCATCAGAAGCAAGTATATTAGTCGCAGAATTTCCAGATGCATTAAAACTTCTTCCAAAAAATTCTAATGGAGATCTTACATTTTCAGCAACAGTATAATTAGATACTCTTGGTCTAATATCAACAGTATCAGTGTTTCTAATACCATTTATTTGTTGTATTTCTGAAGCATAATCAAAGGTATCATAAGAATTTTTTGTTGTTATATCACCCTTATCCTCACTATCATGATAAGCACTCATGAAGTATATCTTTATACGCTTTGTTGGTGCTGAAGCATTTGCTTTTCTAGTAATAAACCCATAATCATAAAAAGATCCTTTCTGTCCATTGTTAAAAGTATAGTTTGCAGAAATATTTCTACTAGAACCACTCAAAGAACTAATAACAGCACTAAGTTTTGATTCTCCAAATACAACTGTTTCTTGTTCTTTAAATGGAATATTATTTAAAGAAATGTAAGTAATATCATCATCATCTACCTTTTCGGCATATATTGCCATTGCCCCAGAAGTTTTTCCTTTTAAAACTTCACCAATAACAAGATCTCCAGTTTTTCCTGTTCCACCAGTCATAGATGTTAATTTCATCTCTGGTGCAGACGCATCATTAGCGTCTGTAGATTCATATATTGCATGAATCTTAATAATATCAGGAACAGTTATTGCAATATTCTCATCCTGAACTCTTGTTCCATATGGATAATTACCATATGTTAAACCATCATTCAAGGTTATTGCAGTTGCTCCAGAAGCTTCTTTTGATGAATATGTAACTGCTAATGTATTTACTCTATTTTTTTTCTTTACTTTCGCTTTTGGTTTTGATTTTCTTAAAGTTGCAACTAGTGTTGCATCCATTGCAGCACTTAAATCTGTTCCAATATTAAAAATTTCTAAAATACTTGTTCCAGCAGCATTTGTTCTAATTGAAAATTTATCAGATGTTAAAACTTCAGTAACTCCATCAGCTCTAACCAAAGAATACCTTTCTTCATCAAATGGTAAAAATGTTTCATTAGTACCAGCAGTTACTACTGCAGTAAGTGAATCTGTTGCATGACTTATAGCAACATCAAAAGATCTTCTAATTGTTATTGTTGCTTGAGTAAGATCAAAATCGGCAATAAATTTCTTAGGTGTAGATGTATATAATGTATTATCAGTAGAACCAGCATATTCAGATTTTAAAATTCTTAAATCAGAAACTACTGTAGGATTTTTAGTTCCTGTTGTTGTTGGCAAATTACCAATAGCAACTCCAGTAACAGTTGTAATTCCAGTTACAGTTACACTTGCATCACCAACTGCAGTAACTCTCACATATGAAGATGTATCTGCTGCACCAACACCACCAAAAGCAAGTAAATCATTTACCTTTACATTTGATGGAAATCTTCCATTTGGACTTGTAATGGTACTTAATCCAGTACTTCCATTAACTGATGTAATTGTTGCATCACCAAGAAATTCGCCTTGTTTTTGAATAACATCAGCAGAGAATGTCTTCGCAAATCCAACATCCCCCAAATCAGGACCACCATAAATGGATTTAACATCCTTTATTCCATAATGAGTTACGGCAATAGCAACACGACCATCTTCAACACCATTAAAATTAAATGGTTCGTTAACTAAGAAAGTTCCTTGAGTGTTATAAAGGACCATACCCTTACTAGCACTAGTTGCACTTCTTAAATATCCAGTTGCACCACTATATCTACCTGTTACTTGAGTAGGAACAGTAAGAGTAGCTGCTTCATTTAAAGAAATATCCGTAAATGGTTGAATATCATAAAGAGCAACATCCCATTGGTTTGTATCAGAGTTACTTGCCGAATATGTTCCAGACTCCAATGCTGCATCATAAATTCTTGCTACACCAATCTCATTACCTGGTGCAGAAATAATATTTGCAGCACTCTTTACCCCTTGTCTTTGATCTCTTAAACTTACAACATAAGTATTACCTATTCCAATTACTGGAGATCCATTAACTCTATCAACTTCTAATGTT